TCTGACCGGGATTTGGATGAGTTGATTGCTGCGATGGCTGTCCGTGAACGTGACACCAGATTGAGAGTTGTGTGATGACTACGACGAACGATGCGATGTTTGTGGCGTTGAAAGCCCAATACCCTACATTGTCAACGTTGGGTGACATGATGTATGCCTTTGCGCAAGATAACGGATACGAGTTTCGTGATACTCGTGCCTTCCAGTTTTATGTGGATGCTGGGGCTGTTGGTACAACTCGTGGCGACCTTGCAAACTCGTATTGGGATGACCCCGACTATGTGGTTTCCAACTTGGAGTTGGAGACAGGTAGCGATTTGCTCCTAGAAGATGGAGGGTTCGTTTTAACGGAGGCTGGCAATGGCTGACCTAAAGATTTCACAACTGACAGCACTTTTGGGTGCTGGTGCGGATGATACCGATGTTGTTCCTGTTGTTGACGTAAGTGCGACCACAACGAAGAAGATGACGTTGTCGGAGTTGGTGGAGTACATTGTGGGGTCTGGTGTGTTTGCGGGTGCTGTGTCGTCGTTGTCGCCTGCGGTGACGTTTGATGATGCGGAAAATGTTTTGTGTAATGCGGTGTTTAGTTAATAGGTAGCGTTAGGTACAAGGAGTAGATATGGCAACTTTTACAAAACTCGCCCTTCAGCCTGCTGGTACTACGGGTACTGGGTTGGGTGTTAAGGTTGCGGCGACCAGTGGAACTGGTACCGCAATCCACACTGCTTCAACCACGACCACAACCATTGATGAAGTATGGTTGTATGCGGTAAACACCAGCACATCATCGGTGAAGTTGACGCTTCAGTTCGGTGGAACGACTGCTGTTGACAATGACATTGAGTTGACGGTTCTACCCGAGGCTGGTTTGGTGACGGTGATTCCGGGACTTCCGTTGCAGGGTAATGCGACTGCTCGTGTTGTGCGTGCGTTTGCTGCGACTGCTGATGTTGTTGTGGTGTACGGATTCGTCAATCGTATTGCGGTCTGAGGTTTAGCCGATGGGTACGGCTCGCCGCCAACTTGGGTATGTGTCGTCGTTGACGCAACAAACATCCTTTGCGGGGACCTATGGTACAGCAACGGGTGGAACTTCGTCAAGTATTACTGCTGACGGTGTCGCATACACTTTGCTGACTTTTACAGGTGACGGTACTTTGACTGTTTCCAAGGCTGGCTTGTTTGATGTGTTGTTGGTTGGTGGTGGTGCTGGTGGTGGAGCGGACAGAGGTGGATATTCTGGTGCTGGCGGTGGTGGCGGTATTGTAACTGAAACTGTTTATTTGTCGGCAAATACAAGTATTGTTGTTGGTGCTGGTGGTAGCATTGGAGCAATTGGTGGTGGTAGTCCGTCACGAATAAACAATTCTCGTAATGCGCTTACTGCTTTTGGTGGCGGAACAGGTGCATCTGGTGGTGACCGTTTCCGTGCTGGCTCAGGTGGTTGTGGTGGCGGAGGTTTTGGAACTGGTAACTCAAACTTCACCGCTGCTGGTATTGGTCATCAAGGTTTTAATGGTGGTGCAGGTATTGAAAACGATAACCAAGCAAGTGGAAGTGGTGGCGGAGGAGGAGCAGCAGGTTCTGCTGGTTCTGGAACTACTGCTGGTAACGGCGGTGCTGGATATGATGCTTCCTCATTCCTAGGACAATCCGCAAATACGACGCTTCGTTCGGGTGGTGGAGGTGGCGGAGGTGCTGCTGGTGGTAATGGTGGTACTGGGGGTGGCGGTAACCGTGGTAGTGCAGGAACTGCTAACACTGGTGGTGGTGGAGGCGGAAGCACGACTTTGGGTGGTGCTGGTGCTGCTGGTGGTTCGGGTATTGTGTATGTAAGGTTCAAGGTGTAATCATGGCTCACTTCGCATGGCTTGACGCAAACAACATGGTGACCGCAGTATCAGTTGTGGACAATGTGAACCTGCTTGACGCAAACGGTAACGAATCAGAAGCAGTAGGTATCGCCTATCTGACTTCGGTTCACGGTGAAGGCAAAGTGTGGAAACAGACTTCGTACAATGCGAATCTGATTGAAGGTCAAGACCGTGGGAAGTATGCAGGCATTGGTGATGTGTGGGATGGTTCTAAGTTTGTTGCTCCGATAAGCGAGGAGTAACGATGAGCCGTTCCTATTACGGTTATGTTTCTGCGACAGCGAACGAAGGCGAAACAATAAACCGTTCCTATTTTGGTTATGTTTCTTCACAAGCAAAGGGAATACCTTTGCCTGTGCCATCGGAAGTTGAATGGCTGGTTCTTGCTGGTGGTGGCGGTAACAGCAATGACCGTTGCGGTGGTGGTGGCGCTGGTGGATACCGTTCTTCAATTAGTGGCGAAAACTCTGGCGGTGGCGCTTCCGCAGAAGCACGATTCGTTCCAACAGAAGGGGTAACCTACACGGTTACGGTTGGTGGTGGTGGCGCTGGGGAAGCAAATGGCTCAAACTCGTCTTTGTCGGGTACTGGCATAACAACAGTTACTTCGTCAGGTGGTGGATTCGGGAACAACGGAACGGGTGTGGCTGGCGGTTCTGGTTCTGGCGGTGGTAATGCGAACGGTTCCGATTTCAACGGCGGCGCTGGAACTACTGGACAGGGTTATGCGGGTGCGCAAGCAATTAGCACTGGCAACAATGCTCGTATCGGTGCTGGTGGTGGTGGAGCAGCAGCAGCAGGTGGCAGACCTTCCCTATCTGGAACTGTTTATACAACTGGTGCTGGTGGCAATGGTGTGCAGTCGTCAATTACTGGAACCGCAACTTATCGTGGTGGTGGTGGACGAGGAAAAGCAAGCGACGAAAGCGGTTCGTACACGAGCGTTTTGGGAGCGAATGGTTTGGGCAACAATGCCGCAAACTTGGGTGGCGGTGCTGGCGCTGGAAGAACAAGCGGCGACAGCGGTGTAATTATTTTCCGTTTCCCATCCAACAAACGGGATGCCACCGTAACTGGTTCGCCAACCAGAACTGTTTCTGGTGATTCAATTATTTATCAGTTTACTGGCAGCGGAACGATAAGGTGGTAATGATGGCTCATTTTGCTCACCTTGACAAAACAAATACAGTCACCCAAGTTATTGTTGTAAATAATGCTGAGGCATCAACCGAAGAATTGGGTCAAATGTTTATTGCCAATACGCTAAAACTTGATGGCACTTGGAAGCAAACAAGTTATTCAGGTTCCTTCCGTTCTAAATATGCCGCCATCGGCGATATTTATAATGCCGAACTTGATGCATTCGTAACACCCGAAAGAGAGACAGAAGATGAAACTGAATAAGAAACAACAAGCCGCTCTACAATCGTACGCACGCAGCGCACTCTCTGCGGTTGCTGCTGTCATCGCTACAGGTAACTGGAATCCCGAGGACATCTTTAAGGCTGCTGTGATTGCGGTGTTGCCTCCTGTGTTGCGTTGGGTGAACCCGAACGATAAAGCGTTTGGTAGGAGCAAAGTAAAGAGGCATTAAATGGATTTGGGGGACCTTCTCAACGAGAAGGAGTGGCGTAAATGCAGAGTTGCTGACGACGCATCAGTGGATGATGCGCTCGCAGCGTTTGAGTATTTTTGCTCAACGTATTGGCATATTCGTCATCCTGAGCGTGGACGTATCAAGTTTGTGTTGCGTGAAGCGCAGTTGGAAACTGCCCGGAATTGGATGGAGCATCGTTATACGATTGTGTTGAAGGCTCGTCAGATTGGGTTTTCTACTCTTGCTGCTGCGTTTGTGTTTTGGGAAACGTTTTTTTGGTCTGACAGGTTTGTGGTCATGTTGTCTCGTACTGAGCGTGAGGCATCTAAGTTGTTGCAGAAAACGAAGTATGGTTACAAGATGTTGCCTCAGTGGATGAAGGTGCGTGGACCTCAAGTTGTGTCCGATAACCAGTTGAAAATGGTGTTTGATAACGAAGCATCTATTGAGTCGCTTCCTTCGGGTAATGACCCTGCTCGTGGTGAAGCGGTGTACAGGGTGGTGATTGACGAGATGGCGTTCTTGCCGAATCCTGATGAGGCGTGGGCTTCTATTGAGCCGATTGCTGACGTTGGTGGTCGTGTTATTTGTTTGTCTACGGCAAATGGCGAGGGAAACATTTTTCATGATTTGTGGGTCGGGTCGCAGACCCGCACCAATAGGTTCGTTGGCATCTTTTTTCCGTGGTCGGCTGGTGAACGTGACGATGAGTGGTATGAGGCTAAGAAGCGTGATTTGCCTGATTGGCAGTTGGCGCAGGAGTATCCGTCTGACCCTGATGAGGCGTTTATTCGTTCTGGTCGTCCTGTGTTTGATTTGGATGTGTTGAGGGAGTTGGAGTTGGTTGAGCCGTATCGTGGCTATTTGGCGAAGTTGCCGGGTCGTGGGGTGTATGAGTTTCGTGAGGATGGTGGCGAGTTTGCTGTATGGAATTTTCCTGAGTTGGGTGAGGTGTATGTGGTGGGGGCTGACGTTGCTGAGGGTTTGGGGCATGGTGACTATTCTTCGGCTCATGTGTTGAATGCGTCCACAGGGGAGATAGTGGCGCATTGGCATGGTCATATTGATGCTGACTTGTTTGGTGAGGAAACGTTGTATGCGATTGGGCATTGGTATAACAAGGCGTTGATTGGTGTGGAGTCAAACAATCATGGTTTGACAACGTTGAAGGGGTTGCAGCGTGTGGGGTATAAGAATTTGTTTCGGCAGCGTCGGTTGGGTCAACGTAATCCGACTGTGTCGGAGACGTTGGGTTGGCGTACGACGAGTGTGTCTAAACCGTTGGCTGTGGACGAGTTGAATGCTGGTTTGCGTGACAGTGTGTTGGGGTTGTGGTGTAAGTCTACGGTTGCCGAGTTGCGTACGTTTGTGCGTGAGGAGAATGGAAAGATGCATGGTTCTCCGCATGATGACAGGGTGATGTCGTTGGCGATTGCGAATCAGATGTTGAAGTATGTGTGGCTTCCTGAGTATCGTGGGACGGATACGCCGAAGGTGAATACGTTGGGTTGGTGGGAAAAGCACATTATTCGTGAAAAGAAGCCTGAGAGGGCGTTGATTGGGTCCCATAATGTGAGAAGTAGCGGTTGGGACTAAGGGTGATGCAAGTTTTTGTTTGTGAGCCGTGTGGTAAGTCTTTTGAGGCTGAGGAATTGCCCCGCCGTGGTGCGGTGTGTTTCGGATGCCATGTGAAGACAATTCGGTTGGGTTTCACATACGGGCAGGAAGATTTTCATGGTCCTACGATTCGTGAGCGTCAAGCCAAAACGGTTGCTGATGCCAAGGTGAACGGCTATAACGCTGAACCTGTGGGGAGTCGCTGGGTGTGACATGGAGACTGTTCTGGTTCCGATTGCGGTTGCGATTATTACGGGGCCAATAGTAGTTGTTTTACAGAAGTTGCGTAAGGAGAACTCTGAGCAGCATGCCGAAGGCAGGGTTCTGCTTCGGAATGTGGCTCATAAGGTTGACAAGATAGGTACAAAGTTGGACGAGCACATCGGCTGGCATAAAGGGAAAGAGGAATAATGGCACGCATTTCTAATTACGAGTTGTTGAAGCGGTATCGCAACAAGTTGGAGCATTCTCGTCGTTGGCGCAAGGAAGAGAAATACGATGACTTGTGGCAGCGGATGATTGACTTGTATCGAGGTAAGCATCACCGTACCGACATCAAAGAGGACCAGTTGCTTGTCAACATGGCGTTCTCAACTATCAACATTGTTGCTCCTGCTGTTGCGGTGAATCATCCGAAGATTACGGTGAACGCTCGTCGCCCCGAAGATGGCGACAAAGCGGTGGTGACTGAGGCGATTGTGAACTATTGGTGGCGTCACTATGACTGCCAGAAAGAGTTCCGCCGTTCAGTGAAAGATGCGTTGATTCTTGGTCATGGTTGGGTGAAGACCGGTTACCGTTATGTGGAAGAAGAGAAGGCTGTTGAGGGTCAGTTTGATTCGTATGACGAGTTGGCTGAGAACCGTGAAGAGAACGTTGCTGAATCTAATCTGATTGTCAAAGAGGACCGCCCGTTCGTGGAACGGGTGTCCCCGTTTGATGTGTTTGTTGACCCAGATGCAACCAGCATGGAAGATGCTCGTTGGATTGCGCAACGTATTCGTCGCCCGTTGGAGGATGTGAAGAAAGATAAGCGTTATAACTCTACGGCTCGTAGTGAGGCTTCTCCGTCGCATTACACGAAGTGGGGTCAGGATGCGTATCGTCCTCGTCGTTCGCAAGACCCGCAGGATGCTTATGTTGAGGTGTGGGAATGG